ACTGCTACGTCACCAAAAGCTGGAAGGTCTGCTGTTGCTACAACAGGAATCTGGAAGCCATTATTAGAACGGATTGGTCCAGAGAAAGTAGAAAGAGCCATGAAAAATCTCCTTGTCGTGGCTAGTGTCAGCCGCCCAGTGCGGCTGTCAAGGTAGATTAAGTATACAATAAAAAAGGGCGACTGAATAGCCGCCCTTTAAAACTTATGTAACTAACTTTACGCTGCGCCCGGTGAACCGAATACTGCGCGTGGGTCAGAGAAACCGAAGCTGTAACGCTCACGAGCCTTGAAACGCATGTTGCCAGTATCGAAATCTGGGTCCATGTTTGTTGACAAAGCCATACGCTCAAAGTGCTTGAAGCCATTTGGAGCGTCAGTCTTAATGAAGAATGCATCTGTGTCAGTCAGGTAGTCGTTGACTACATAACCTTCAGGAAGCATGCCCATTGACTTAAGCGCGTTCACATCGTTGTCTGCTGTTCCAACACGGAGGTTAGAAACAAGCAGGCGTTCTGCAACGAACTGAAGCTGACGAGGTACGATTAGCTTCATGCCCTTAAGAGCAATCACTAGGCCGCGTTCGTCAGTGAACCCTGCGATGCTGATCAGAGCGTCTTCAAGTGAAGTTTCGTTCAAATCTGCTGCAGTTGTTGGTTCGTTAGCGAATGAACCACCGTTAGTTAACGGGTGATCAGTAGCACAAAGGGCCTTTGTGTCGCCGCCGGCAAATGCGCCTGCTGCGAAAGCGTTGTTCAGGATTGAAGCTGCTTTGACCTGCTTTGTGTGAGCCATTGAACGAGCAAGAGCACGAGTGTAGCGTGATGCTAGACGGTCGTACAAGTTGTCTTCAATTGCTTCTTCAGTGATTGAGAAGGCCATTGCCACTGTCTCGTGGTTGTAACGAGCAGTGTAAGCTTCTTGTGCATCATCAAATGATACACCAGTACCTTCCTGTTTAACAGGAGCGGCACCAAAGCCTGACAGCATTACTTCTTCTTCAAAGGCACGATCTGATGACTCTGAATCGAAGATTTCTGCATGCTGACCTTCGTAGCGATTGTATTCCATACCAAAGAGAGCATTAAGACCAGGCTCTAGTTCTTTGGCGAGTTGAGCGCGAGAAATAGCCATTATCTAACTCCCTATGATGTCGCTGCTTCAGAATCGGCCTGAAGCAATGCGTGGTTGTTAATCATTACGATTACAGGAAGGCCGGCTGCTGTGTAATCTTCATTCTCGGCATCTGTCTGGATACCAACAATCTTAAGCGGAGCAGAGGTATCAGCGGAAGAAAGTCCGTCGATGTCCATTGCTGCTGAAGAGTTGCCAGAAGTTGCACTACCAGAAGCACCACTTGAAAGTAGAGCGTTCTCGAAGATTGCTGCACGAGCAGTTGCCACGTTTGTGAAAGATGCGTCTGTGCAAATCAGGAAGCGCTGCATCGGGTTGTCATACACATGTCCGATAATATCGAAGTTTGTGTCTGCACCTGTGCCAGGCCATGTATTTGAAAAGACTTTTTTTCCTGTGACTGATGAAACATATTCACAACCAGCGAATACACCAACAAGAGCTACAGTGTCACCGGATGCAGACCCGATGGCGATACCGCCACCGTTTACGCATTTAACCGGAGAACCCTGATAGATCGCTGCTGCATCACTTGCGATGAAATATGCATTAGTACCCTGAGTAGCAGGAGTGCTACCAGCGGTATTAATCGGCTTGAGGCCGAAGGCAACATTTGAGTTTGCCATTGCTTACTCCTTGTAAGTTAAAGGGGTCAATCTTTACCCCCGAATGAAACACGACTTTTCCTATCGTTATGGATAGGCATTGAAGGATGTTGTTCCCTCATTAGGTTCTGATCAACGGCGTCCATTTGTGTGCGGGTCTGCTCCCGAAAATATTCAGTTCGTTCTTGGACCGTTTCTTCTGGGATACGGGCAAGCATTAAACCGCCTACGCCGATAGTGCCTTCGTGCTGACCAGAATCAATAGTGGGGTAACGCCCCGCTAATTCAGGATACTCATCAGCCCTTACAGGCTCCCAACCTTCCCGCAGTCTAGATGATACATTCATTGTGTCATCCTCGCCCCGAATGGAAGTTCTTATCCAACGGTGCTTGAAGCCTGCAGGAGCTTCAGGTGCCTCCAACTTGGAAGGCGGTGCCCAAGGCTTGCGCCTTGTGGTCTTTGCACGAGTTTCTGAGTCCCGTGAAGCTCTTTTTGTAGAATCAGTCATGTCTTACTCCTTTACATATTTTGCGTATTCTTCAAGCGGAACATTCAGCCGCTTGGCGATTGCAATCTGCGAAGGGGTCAGCTTCACTGTTCTGCGCCCCTTTGGTGACTTCGACCGTGAGGCCGTGGACTCAGCAGAGGCGACTCTGGGTCCAGTATCTTTGCGAGGTGTGTTTCCAAACTTCTGAGGAAACTCAGTACGCATACGATTGTCAAGCTCATTATAGTACTCATCGGACTGCGGGTCAAACCCTTCTTCCTCAATTAAAGTACGGTGAACGCCAAACGCCGCATAAGTCATAGTCTGGTCAGTGCCAAACCACTCATTCTTTGACGCCCAATCTTCAGCTTTTGGGTCTGGTTGTGCGGGAGCCGCCTGTTGTGGGGCCGCCCTTGGTGCTTCAACCGGAACTTCTCTGGCCTGCGACCTCTTTTCCTGAGTGCGCTTTGCCTGCTCAAGCTGTGCTTGGTCTAGAGCTAACTTACTAAGATTCTTCTGAGCTTCAAACATAGCTTCAGAGTCGCCTTCATCATAAGCTTTCTGGTAAGATTGCTTCGCCGCCTCTATCTGAGAGTCAACTCGTGTGCCGAACTCCCCCACATAAGACTGGTCAAGTGCGTCAAGACGGGCTTTAAGCTCATCGTTCTGCTTCTTAACTGACTCAGCGAACTCAACAGCCGCCGCTCTTTGGGCTTCTTCGTCACGGTACTTCTTTGTAAGCTTACTAATACGGTGCTGAACACTCTTAGAGTAGGCTTCGATTTCGTCTTCGCTTTTTACTTCGACGGCTTCATCTGTGACTTCATCTGTGTCAACAGTGTTATCAAGGGCCTCAAGTTCAATCTCTTGCCCCTCGTCTTCGTCACCTTCAAATTGTTTTTCTTCTGCGTCAGGTAGTGTCATCTTTAGGCTCCATACGTTTTGATGTCGTCAGGGTCAACGATTGTTGCAATAACTTCATCATCATTAATGATTCTAACTTCTCCACCTTCGATAGAGAATCGAGATCCAGCGTATCTTCCAATACATACCCAATCGCCTTCTTTACACCAAGCTTCGCCACCGAACTTATCGTAATCTTTGTAAGCCACTGGGCCTACTTTGAGTACATAAGCTACTACGGTTGCGCGAGACTCGCGGTCTTTAGCTGCATCGGGTACATAAATTCCGCCTTCAGTTTTGTCCCGACCCATATAAGGCATGACTAGAATGCGCCATCCTGTGGGCTGCGGTACTCTTTCTGAAAGGGGTTTTTGTTTTGCGGCTTCTTCAGCCTTTTTCTTCGCTTCCTGTTGAGCGAGGATATACTCAGGTACTATCAGTGCCATCTATATATTTTGCCTTTTCGAGCAGGGCCTTCAATTCGTCAAGAGCAAAGGTGACACCCTGTATTTCACCTACCCTCGCACGGTAGTCTTCCATACTAGAAATACTACCACTGGTTATAGAAACACTAAGGTCTTCTATGTGATTGTGCAAGACTTTATTATACTGTGTTATAAATTGATATACATCCATTAATCGTCCATGTCCTCTATCGGTCCACCGGGAGCGAAGTCAGAACAGGAGTTAGATGCTGAACACATAAACTTTAGCATCTGACAATAGCCCACTTCGCCAGATTCATCCTTCATGCATTGCTGCATTTCAGAACTAATATTAAACGCCGCACAAACGCCGCAGCTTTCTTCGGGATTAATCGCGGGACCATATTGATTGTCCTTGATTGCAAACCGAGTATTCTCTTCGTTAGTCTCTATGTCCTGTGTTGCGATAGGACATGCATCCTCCATCTTATCAACAGGAGT